CTGGTAGTCTGTTGGTAAATAATTGTTCATATCTCACTCCGTTATTGTTCGTATTGTTCTAATATCAGCACCGTCTACATCGTAGAAGTATTCACGTATGCCATCCTCTATTTCTTCTCCCACCATACCATCAGCAGGGATGGGGTATTCATCCTCATCAATGTCAATAGTAAGGAATACTTTAACTCTCACCATCTGCCATTACCTCTTCAATCAACTTATCCAAGTACCACTTGGCCTTCTCTAAGTCTTCTACTGGCTTGTCCTTGTAGTCGAACCGCCATAGATACTTGAGTATGTTACCCTGTAGGTAATACTTGAACCCATCACCAGTAGCCGCAGAGATAGCATGAATACACTCAATGCCTGTCTGGTTGTAATGTGGTGGACTATTCACCATGTCCACACCACCGTAGGCTTCCTTGCCAGCTTGCTCCGCTTCATCTTCCATCATCTGTTTCATGTATGCCTCGTGTCTCATGCGTTACCCCCTGTCTTTGTGTTAAAGTTAAGATGAACTACGTTACCATCATACTCTTTCTCAACGCCCACCTTCTCCTCTAGTTCTACATCAATATCCATCTCGTTGTCAATAACTTTCATTACATACTCATGTACAATATTACGAATAGTTTCTTCCTGCTCCATGATAGGCACAGTAGCACACATCATCTTACAGAAGTGCATGACATTGCCATAGTCATCATCTGTCATAGGGTTGTCAGGGAATGCCATGATTGAGATGTCTATCTCACCACTCCATTCACCATCATCATCAGCGAAAGGTCTTACTCGTATGATGAAGTCTTCATCCTGTATTCTATCCATCATTTCATCTTTGTTCATTTCTTTTTTCTCCTCTTCACTGTTGAGTTTGGGTGACTGATAAAGTCAGGGTGTTTGTCTTTACCCTTTTCCTTTAGCCAATCTTCTGGAATGATACGGTCATAGTATCTGAATCCATTCTTGATACACCAATCACCGTAGGTTGTCTTTGCTCCTTTACGTATCTTGCTCTTACTATTCTCAAACACAAAGCGTATATCCAATTCAGGATGTTGCTTCTTGATTTCAATGTGCTTACGTCTGTCTGCCGTAACGAACCTGCCTTTTACCTCAACGATGATACCATTGTCAAGTATGTAGTCAGGTGTATAGGTACGGTAGGCTAGGTCTTCCCATTCAATCTTGATGGCCTCGTATCTAAATGATACTTTGTCTGCCTTCAACTTCTCTGCTATGGTCAACTCTAGCCCACTACGATACCCATACTTCCGTGCGGCTCTCCATGCCTTATGGTACAACTACATCTCCTATGTACGATACAGTCGGTGGCACCTTGGCCTTGGACATTACTGCTGGGCGTTCAGTTAGGGTGTCCCAACAATCAAAACGATAAGAGCAAAACTTACACCCATCATTAAGTACTTTATTGCCTGTCTCTTTTCCTCTGAACTTCTCTTCAACTGGTGCGAAACATCTTTCAAACTTATTCTCCTCTACTGTTGTTACGGTATCCTGTATCTTGGCTACCTCTGTGTCTACGTCTAAGCCTGTAGCTGGTACGTACTTGAACTCACCATTGGCTTTGTTCACTACCCACCATCCACCAGCCTTCTTACCTGCGGCTTTAGCATACCCAGCAAGCTGTGCTATGTATCCAAAGCCATCACCTGCCGCCAGTGTATCATACGATTCAAACTTGTTCTGGTATGACCAGTTGCTTGCAGATTTAATGTCATCAACAGCGTCATTGATTACAATGTCGTACTCACCGTTGATGCTAGTGTTGTCTAGTTCTAGTGTGACCTTTGTATTGTCTTGGTAATCCACACCTGCTTCTTTGAGCAAGCCCTTGAATACAGCCTCGACAATATCACCTAGCATCATATTCATAATGAATGTGGTAGGGAAAGGGAGAGCAACTTCAGGCTTATTCTTAGCATACCAAAGCTGGCAGTTAGGTCTGCCTACATTGGACATACGTAGCTTGAAGTCGTCTCTCGACTTACCCCCACCAAACTGACGCTTCAGTGCGTCTGCTACGTCAGTCGCTACCTGATTGATGGTAGACTCTGACATAGTGCTGTTACCATTAACAGCATCAGACATATACTGATGTAACGCCAGTTCAGCAGGATGGTTCATTATGCTACCTCTTCTTCTACTTCAACATCAACGATGCCATCAAGGTCAACGTCATCCAAGTCATCATCCTGCTTGGATATAGCCTTCTCTGCATAGGTATTGATGATATACGTATTGTAGTTCTCAATCCATGCCATGAAGTCAGCGAACCTGTTCTGGTCATCCTGCGACAGTTCGACTGTCTTGGTGACATCCAGATTAACAACAGGCAGGTAGAAGCTACTACCATTAGGTAGCTTACGCTCTTCTGTCTGTGCTGAAATCATGTGCTGTACAGGAAGACGCTTCATCTTAGCCAGCTTGGTAAAGCATGAACCGACAGTCTTGAAGGCATCACGATTGTCAATCTCCCAGATGAATGGTGTAGTCTGTACCTCTACAGAGTTACCGTTTGCATCCACAGGGTCAATCAAATCAACCGTACCAAGAATGACACGCACTCGCTTGACAGACTTGATAAGTTCCTTTGTAGCTTCTGGCAGTGACTTGTAGTCTTCAATCCAACCAGAAGGCTTACCACAGTTAAAGCCACCATCGTTATCTTTCAAGTCCATGTTGATGTTGTCACTCATCACAGTCTTGACGTAGCGATTAGGTGTGTTACCTGACGCCATCACAAACTTCTTATACATGAAGCGTTGCATGAATGGACGCACCTTAATATCTTTAGCGTAGTAAGTCGGACCATCTGGAATTTCCAGCTTGTAGTGTCCACCTTCAATCACTTCCATATTAACACGCTTACCATTCACTTCTGCTTCACCCATGATAGGTGTGTGATGGATGCGCAGACGAGCCAGTGTGCTAGTCTGTTGCTTAGTTGAGCCACCTTCATGTGCAATACCCATTGCTTTAGACATGGCGGCATAGTTGTTAGTATCAATAGTCGTAAGTTCAGTCATATGTTTATCTCCTTTTCTGAGTCAAGTTCCATAGTTATATCAGGTTACATCCACTACGTCAAGCCAATTCTTTCCTATTTTTGCTTCTAATAGTAGTGGAACATTGAACACCACACCCCAACGAGATGTGATGAGTGAAGGTAGTGCATCATTCGTGTCCTGTATGACTTTGATTACCTGCTGTTCTTCATCAGGATGCACGTCAATAACTATACTGTCGTGTACTGAATTGACTACACAACTACGCATGTCCTTGAGTAAGGCATCAATGTGTAGCAGTGCAACAGGTACAATGTCTGCCGTAGCAAATGATTGCACAGGGTAGTTCTTTATCTGTGTGAAATAGGACACAGTGCCATTCGTCTTACGTACAACGTCAGGGAAAGCGAACTGCCTACCTGATGGTGTAGTAATGTGTCTAGTGTTTACAGCTTCTTTAGCCAGTCGGGAGTGCCAAGCTGAGACTCCCTTGTACTTCTCGTTGAAGTGCTTGTAGTATGCGGCCTCTGATTGTGACCGTCCGTATCCGCTGGCACCGTAGAGTGGTGCAAACGTGTGCGCCTTCGCATCTTGGCGAGTCGTATGTTGACCAGCATCGGTAATAACTTTAGCGGTATATGCATGTACATCAAATCCAGTAGAGACTTCTTCAATTGCAACTCCATCTTGTGATAGGAATGCGGCGGCACGAAACTCAAGCTGTGCAAAGTCAGCTTCCATTACCTTACCACCAGCAAACCGTGATACGAATACCTTCTTAACAGGGAAGGTGCCGCCACGCGGCATGTTTTGCATGTTAGGGTCAGCACCAGAGAACCTGCCAGTGGCAGTGCGATGCTGTAGCAAGCGAACATGCAGCTTGCCATCTTGTTTAGTGTGCAGTGCGATGCCATCAACGAAGGATGACAGGTATGTGTCAACGGCTGACAGCCTACGTACCTTAGTCAAGAAGTCAACAGCGTCATGCATACCCTTAGACTTTGCGACAGACTCAAGCAACTCAAGGTTAGTCTTGCTGGTACTAAAGCCATTGGCACTAGCCCACTTAGCAGACGGTGGCTTGAACTTTAGTCCAGCCAAGTTTTGACTAGATATAAGAGTATAACCAGCCCCACTACAACGTGGACATTTATTTGTGTTAGCGAATGGGCTTCCATCTTTCTTTACCTTTCTTATCTGTCCAGTACCATTACATTCATGGCACTGCTCTGCTGTTGTCTTGTACACACGTTCTGTACCGCCAGCCATGAGGCTACGGAAGTCTGCGTCTGCCATGTAAGGGTCAATAGCATTACCCCAATATGGCTTGTCCAATACCTTGCGGCTGTAGATAACCCATGACAATTGCTCTGGGCTGTTGAGGTTGATAGGTGTATCACCCATCAGCTTACGTACATGAACTTGCAAGTCGTCAATTAGCTGACTCTTCTCTTGTTCAAATTCTTGACGCACCTCGTCCAGCTTGGCAACATCAACGGTGAAACCACGCTGATAGATACGTGACAGACATACAGCCACCTCATTAGTGAGTGTCACTGTAGGCATGAGCCTTGCATCAGCTTGTGTGTTGAGGCGGTATACCAGCTTGTCAGACAGTTGCTGTGTAGCATGTAGGTCAGCAGATAGATACTCACACAACTCAGCGTGAGGAATGTCACGAGTAGAGTAGCCTTTCTTGAAGTACTCTTTCAGTGTGTCCTGCTTCTTGGTGTCCAACTCATAGCGTTCAGCACAAGCCTCAAGAGATAGTGGCTCTTTGATACCACGCTGTAGCACATACTCTGCAAGCATCGTGTCAAAGACTGCACCATCATACTTGAAGCCAGACTCCCACAGCCACAGCAAATCATGTGCGGCATTGTGCATGATAAGAACAGTAGCGGCATCAAGGAACTCCTGTACCAGTACGTGTCCACCTTCATCTGCATCCACCTCACTGTGGTCAAAGGTAACGATACGTTCAACGCCTTGGTCTGTAAGCATACCCACCATAGTCAGTGAGTTCTCTGGCTCAAAGGGGTCAAGGTGCATCT